GGGGTACATAATGTGCGCATAATGTGCGCGATTATGTGTGCGCATAATCATCCCTCACATGTAAGAGCAAAACCCACATGTAATTTATGTGCGTAATTTCCGCCTGATGTGTGCGCATTAGGGCACATGACCTAACCTAATCACCCAGCAAAAGAAAGAGCATCATGTAATTTATGTGCGCGATTCTTACATGTAATGTGTCCTGAAAACACCACACCCCTCTCTCCCTCCCTACAGGTATATAGGGCACGAGAGCATCCAAATAGTTGGATTGGTTTTGGCTTTTCTTGTTTTCTCTTTTTTTTATTTTTTTTTTTTTTACATGTAATAATTAAATGTAGCATCCCGAGGACACTTGACATGGCTCTCAAGGCATGATACACTGGGGACAGAGGGAGGGGGCCGGCCTCTACAGAGTACATTACATGTAGGCTCAGGAGGTAAATCATGGGAAAGCGTACTAAACACACACACAAATACATGAGACAACAGTTGAGCAAGTTCAATACTGGATGGCGTTGTGTGTTGGATTACTGCGAACACTATTTACCACGTAACGTGGAGGATACAATCGAAGGGAGGATGTCGGTGTGTTGGGGATGTAGTGAGGATTTTAAGTTGGACTCCTACGCGCTCAAGGACGATAGACCCATGTGTATTGACTGTAGGACACCAGATGAGAAGAAAGAGATTGACGACGAATTGGATATTCGTTTGAAAATCGCGGCACGGGATAGAGTGGACGCATTCAGTGTCACAATGGCGCAGATTGAACAGTATCGCCGGATTATGGGAGAATAATTATGGACAGAGAACTTAAGAAGCTGATAATTGAAGAATTCTTGAATAGAGAAACACACAGAATCAGCAGGTCCATGTTATTGAGGAAAATGTGGATGCATTGTGAAAGCGGAAATCAGTTAGATGATGTAATGTCACAGTTCTGCGCAGCTGGCATGATTGATAAGGAAATAGTCTACATTATGCCGCAGAAACAGGTTGACGAACTTACACGGCTATACACCAACATGAAGCCACAAATGAAGTAGGGAATTACATGTAATTTGGACCCCTAGGTTGCCTAGGCATAGGTCGCCTAGGGGTCGTCCCCGTAAACCCTTACCAATCAACGACTTACGACCCCTTGACTTCTCCCCGGCCACCTGATAAAATCGAGGTCCGGCGCAAGCCCCGACCGGGTTACATGTAATCCCTTACATGTAGCAGCTACAGCCGATACCGAAAGGACGGGCCACATGAAACGGTTTTACTGCACAGTATGTAAGCGCATCAAGCGGGTTCGGAAGTATCCTGCTAACGTAGTCACGCCTAATGCCGAAACGGTCACGAATCGTGTAGGCTCATGCTCCTACCACACCATTCCACGACACGACACGGCACGTAATCCGCGTAATGTAGCGCAGAAAGTAGGCGCCTAAATGTTGAACAATATTCGTAAAGGCGACTGCGACTGCTGTCCTAAGACGGATGTAATGCTTACGCCGTCACTGTTTGACATTCACATGATGCAATGTGACGATTGTGCTGCAAAAGAGGCGCGCACTCAGGCGGCGCAACAGACAATCGACGCGGCGCGGAAACTAGACGATTCAATCGAACTGAAAGCAGACATTTTCAACGCGGCTACAGTGTCTTTTGTAGAGCTTGAAGCGGCTGTGATGAATGATGATGCAATTCCAGCAGACCAGAAAAATTACAAGGTTGCGGAATTGGCTGATGAACGCATTAAGAAATTGAATCCTGTAATTTTCGAAGCTGAAGAAGCATTACTAAAGCTGAAGAATGAACGCTACATGTGGATTGAACAGACTCAAAAAGTCGTAGCAAAACTACGAGTTGACCATCAGGCGAAATTCAAGCAATACAACATGAATTACAAGCCTGAAGCACCATCGAAGAAAGTTAAGACTGTTACACCTGCTGGACCATCACGTAAGGTCACATTCGACAAGGCTGCGGTGTATGCTGCGGCGAAAAAGTATGGAGTTCCTGCGGCTCAGGTTCAGTCCATCATTGTGTCGAAAGGTCTTTCGGCGGAAGGCGCGGCAAAGCATTTCGCGGAGTTAATGGGCCTCATCTAATTTCCACGTATCCGAAAGGACGTGACTACATGACGTACTACATCGTAATCAGTCAGTGGCCGCACCGGGAAATTGCATGTTTCGGCACGTTGCGGGACGCGCAGATTTTCCTTGTTTCTGAACATGGCTACAAACTAGCGTATCCCATCATTGTCTCTCAGAAAGTGGGGGACAATGACTAGGCAGGAAGCGTCACAGTATCTGCGGGACAAGATGAATGAGCATGGACTAATCGATTGGTCCGTGCGGCTGAATCAGAATCCTGACAGTAAATTCCTCGGCTTGTGCTCCTACAAGGACAAGTGTATCATATTGTCCGCACACCACATCGACATACATCCGACTGAGGATGTAAAGAATACAATCCTACACGAGATTGCACACGCGCTCGTTGGGCCGGGTTTCGCTCATGGGCCTACATGGGAAGCGAAGGCTCGTGAAGTAGGATGCGACAACACTCTCCCATGCAGTAACCTGACGTTGGACCCTCACATCATCGATGCCATTCGTTCGGGTGCAGATGTGGAGGTGACGTTCGACACTCAGGTAATCCGCACACCGAAATACACCGTTACACGGCTTCAAGATAAGTGTAACGTATGTGGCAAAGTCGCCAAAATGGCATCCGAAAGCATCATGACGATGCCGGGTGACGACCAACCTGATATGAAATTTATCACGTTGGAATGCGGCCACATGATGGTCAAGTATATCCCCAAAGGAACACCATTCCACACGTTCCAGATGGGTGGTGACCCTACATGTCAGCACACATGGAATAAGAATCACTGCATCCTCTGCAATCGTTACAAGCCGTATGATTTTCAAGTCGAGGGCATGAAATTCCTTGAAGCGGGATTGTCGATGCAGAAAGGTGCGGCATGTTTCGATGAGATGGGCTTAGGTAAGACCATCCAAGCGGGCGGAGTAATCTACTTCAACCAGCAGACACTCAGTCCAACACTATGGATTGTCAAGTCGGCACTGAAGTATCAGACGTCATCATTCATTCTCTACTGGATGGGCGATGAGCATGTGCCTCAGGTAGTGAACACGTCGAAGGATTGGCTCATCCCCGGCTTGAAGCACTACATCATCGGCTATGATATGTTGGTGCCTAAGTCGCGCACTCTGAAGAATGGCACTAAAGTCAACAGCGGATTCGACATCACTCAGTTCGACCGGGTTGGCATTAAGTGTGTTGTGTTGGACGAATGTCAGCAGATTAAGAATGTTGACAGTTCGCGCACTCAGATGGTGCGGCGCGTAGTTCGGGACCGTAAGGTCATTCCACTCAGTGGCACACCTTGGAACAATCGTGGTTCAGAACTGTTCCCCGTGTTCAACATGATGGACCCTGTTAAATTCAATTCTGCTGAAGCATTTCGGCGACGTTGGGTTGACACGTATTACGTCGGCGCGTATGAGAAGGAAGCGGGTATTCGTAACATTCCAGCATTCAAGGAATACACGAAAGACCTCTGCATTCGACGTGAGCGCACGGAGGTGTTGCCAGAACTACCACTCGTCAACAGGACGAAGCTGAATGTTGTAATGACGGAGCAGGAAGAATCCACGTATGACGCGGCAGTAGATGAATTCGTCAAGTGGTATGAAGCTCAGGCTGCGGACTTAGGCGGCATGGCAATCATCGCTGCGATGGCAAAGATGCGGCGGATTGTAGCGTTGGCTAAGATTCCGGCAACGCTGGAATACGTCAGCGAATTCATTGAGGATACAGACCGTAAAATCTGTATCTTCGCGCATCACAAGGATGTTCAGGAAATCCTCTACACGGAACTGAAGGAGAAATATGGGAATGAGATGCCTGTATTTCAGTTCGTGGCAGGGGGCGACGTAAACGAGACGCAGCACAAGTTCAATACTGCACCTAGAGCAATACTTGTGGCGTCACAGTTGGCAGCAGGTGAGGGGCTGAACCTTCAGACATGTTGCGATTGCGTCATGCACGAACGTCAGTGGAATCCGGGTAAAGAGGAACAGTGTGAGGGCCGCTTCATTCGGATTGGCTCGACAGCACAGTCAGTGAGCGCAGTCTACGCGCACTTAGAGGGGCTTACAACCACCGACCCACAGTTAGACGCCATCGTTGCGAGAAAGAGGATTCAATTCCACGCGCTACACAATAAGGGTGAAGCAACGAAGTGGAATGAGGACGCCATCATGAAGGAATTGGCGGCGTCGATTGTGAACGCGCACAACGCGAAGAAGAACCGTAAAATCGTCGCGAAAGGGGCCTAACTAATGCGAACACTAATCAAGAAAGTATGCACGCTCAAAGCTCCAGTAGGCACACGCGCCATCGACAATTACGAACGATGGAAGTGTGGCTGCGTCAAGTGTGTCGAGGAGTTGGCGAAAGCTGGATGGGCAACTAGTAAGACTGCTAAGGAGTCACTGTGAAGAACTACATTGAGTATCGCGTGTATCTGAAGCCTACTGTCGATTTCATGGATGCTGATGCTGCGGCAGAGGAATTGAAGGACTTCATTGTGAACCAACTAGACCCTGCTCTTGGAGCACCATCATTCTTCACGCAGGATGTGACTTACGTCGTCAAATACGAGGTGACTGAAGATGAAGTTCAATGAACTAGAATTCGTCGATAAGCTGATGGGCCGACAGGCTCGTGTTACCTTTCCAAATGGATATGGGGCCAGCATAGTGCAAGGCCCGTATTCATACGGCAACGAGTTCGGCCTGTATGAATTGGCCGTGCTGAAGGATGGCGTATTGTGCTATGATACGCCTATCACCTCAGACGTAATCGGCCACTTGTCACCTGATGCTGTAACGGAGTTACTCCAGCAGATTGAGAGGCTTCCTACAGTAAAGGTGATGGGATGAGGTTCACGGACTATCATCCTTCAGCGTATCCAACGCAGGAAGATGTGTTGGATGTGAACTTTTGGTCTATCGTATCAGATTGCCGGGCTATTAAAGCCGGCACTCTGGTACCTCGTTCATGGTTTGACATATCCAGAACATGGTATGGGGATGAGCCGGATATACTTAGGCGCCGCGCAACGGACGATAAGCGTGCTAAGTGTTCAGTAGCAGGTAAGGCAGCATGGGCTAAGAAAACACATAGTAGAAAAGTGTATGTGAAGAAGCCCAAACACTTGCACAGAACGAAGAATCCAGTAGGGTTCAGAAAGATGGTGAACCTACTTACTGCAAATGGATGTAATGTGTGGGACGCGCGCATGAAGGCCCGCGAACTGTTGGGATTAGATGGGCCAATCGAAATCCATCGATGATGTGCGCCCTCAGAGAGGTAAAGGTGGAGTTTCACAAAGAACTGTCAAAGTACTATGACAAGTGGTTCAGAGATTGCCATGATTCTGCCGTTTACCTTAAGAATAAAGGTAAAGATGCAGAAGCAAAGGAATACTTAGAAGATGCTGCTAAGTATTTCGATATTCTCAATGAGAATTGGAATGCAATCGAATACTACAGTATCGGAGATAATGCTCATAAAGTAGAGAGGAAGGATGGAATCACTACTCATCATAGTCGGTCTGATGTTTATCACGGCAATCATTCACATTCAGAAACAGGAGAATGAAGCATGAAACTGGTAGAAAAGATTGAGGAATTAGAACTACAGAATCCAATCAGTCAGTCGTTGTTAGTAGTGGCACAGAACAGCATCGAGAATGATAAGGCTCTCTTAAAGATGGGAGAAGCCATCATCGAACAGATGAACACTATTAGTTCGATGGTACGGGAACATTCGTCACAGATTCTGTCGCTGCAAGGTGAGATTCTGTCGTTGAACGAGAAGCTGAAAACTATTGCGGAAGTAGTGCATTCGCACTTCGGTCCCACGTTCACACGGCACTAAGGTTCACCTAGTTCGCCGTCAGACCCAGCTAGGTGGGCGAGTTTTTTACTAGTTTTCCTCGGAACAATAAAACTAGTATTTTTTGATGGGGCCACAACTTAGCTCGGTCTGGCCATCGAGGTAGATGTAGGGAATGCGTCTACAGGGTTGTGGCTCCTTCAAAGAATACGAATATGGTGGGCAACAACTCAGGCGTCGTATGTGTCTACCGTAGGTAGGACATACTGGGGACGATAAACAACGGTGTGGAGTTTCCTGAGCACTCATTAGAAGCCGTGGCCCACCCCCAATCTCACGTAACTCGCGTAACTAGGAGGTAGTATGAGGAAGAAAGTGACTGTAAAGAAGTATCGTGTGCCGCGTTCTCTCCGCAAGATGTTTCCGAAGGTGGAGTATGCAGTAGACGCGCACGCACCAGTCTACGTCACAGTCGGTGACAAGGATTGTAAGGATGCGCGGAAACTCAATCCATCCGAATGTGCTCTAGCGCGTGCAACGAAGCGTGAGTTGCACGCAGATGGCGTCATCATCGGGATGAGCACATCCTACATCATCAAGGGTAAGCAGGCGGTGAGATACGATACACCGCAGTCAGTGGCGCGTGAGATTGTCTCATTCGACCGGCATGGTGATTTCGCAACAGGTGACTACCATCTGACGCCGAAGGCTCCATCAATACAGTTCGGTGCTGAGCGCAACAGACCATCTGATTCAGGTGGTAAGAACAAGAACGCCCGCAGGAAGGTTCACATGTCGGCGCGTGTCCGCATGTTGCCGAAGGGACGATAAGTGGACATCATCCTACAGCCGAAGAAGAACGTAATCATGGATGCTACACTCTTGTCGAGTTTGATGAGTTGTGGCAGACTTCATGATTTACGTTTCAATCATCGTTTCGTCTCCACTCGGGGGAAATCTAACTCCCTCGAAGTGGGGACGCTCATTCATAAGGTGTTGGAGGTCTACTACAAACACATGATTAAGGGGTTTGACCGTAAAACATCCATCGGTCAGGCTCTAGCTGCGGGTCAACTCTTTGTCTCTGGATGCGCGCACTGTTCACAGGTTACTGAGGGCACTCCATCATGCGGACATGAAGTGATGGAGTATCCAGGTATGCAGAACACGGCAGAACATTCAGAGAAATGGAATGTAGGTTGGAGGTTCGCACTCGACACATGCGAGAAATACTTCGACCACTACAAGAATGATGCATTCATTCCGCTCGCATGTGAGCAGGTTCGTGGTGAAGTGTTGTACGAGGACGATGAAATCCGCGTATTGTGGAAGGCGAAGTTCGACCTCGTAATCGACACTAATCAAATCGGCATAGTGTCGATGGACCACAAATCATTCAAGCAGCGGCGTGATAAAACTACATTGTCCAACCAGACGACGGGTCAATGTCTGCTGCTCAAGAGTCGGAACGTCATCATCAATAAGATTGGGTTGCAGAGTACCCTGAAGATTGATGAGCGTCTGAGCCGAGAGGTAGTGTCATACAGCGCGGACAGACTGTTGGAATGGCAGTCTGAAATCCTTCCGTACTACGCATACAAGTACATCCAGTTCTCGGAGTCTGGATACTGGCCTCCTAACTACACGCACTGTGACAACGTGTATGGTCAGTGTCAGTTCAAGAATGTGTGCGAAGCTGACAGAGGTATGAGGGAGGAAGTGTTGAGGACTGACTTCATGATTGGCCCTGTGTGGGATCCAACTAATAAGCAGGAGGAATAATGACTAGATTGGAACACATCGAATGGTGCAAGCAACGCGCAATTCAAGAGTACGATTATTACACAGGTGCGGACAAACAACGCAATGGACTCACATCAATGATGAGTGACCTTGGAAAACATCCTGAAACAAATTCGGAAGTTCTGAGGATGCTTTGTCTCAGTCAGATGATGATTCCAATGAGTCGGCAACAGTTCATCAATTTCCTAAATGGGTTCAACTAATGCCAACGATGGATTCAGTGAACTTCGATTCACTCTACTGCATGTTCAAGGGTGAGCCGGGTACTCGTAAGTCAACTCAGGCTCTATCATTCCCTGGACCACAGTTCTGGTTCAGTTGGGACAGGAAGATGAACGGCATCTATCTGCCCATGAAGAAGTGGGGTGTGGACCCTAAGTCCGTGACATACGAGGACTTCGATAACTGGAATAAGCCGAAACAAATGTTGGAGAAGTTTCAGGCTGACTGTCCTTATCGCACTCTCGTATTTGACAGTCTGACCAGCATGGCAGACATGACACTCAGACAGACGTTGCAGATGAAGTATGGTATGCAGCGTAAGTCGGGTGCTACTGCCGGCAAGTTGATTGCAGGAATTGCAGTCAATGAGATTGAGGATTACAATGCTGAGTCGGCGGCTCTACAGGAACTCATTGCGCTTACGAAGGACATTAACGCTTTCCACAAAGTTAATATCATTCTCATTGCGCATGTGGTTCAAGCGGAATACCGCAATACCACCAACAACACAACTCACATCTCTCGTACAATTGTTACGGCTGGGAAGAAAGTTGCCCCCAAGATACCTGCCTATTGTGGAGAGGTGTATCACTTTAATATTGACAAGGGATTCGTAGAAGGAGGTGAAGGTAAATACACGCTACTCACCGAGCATACGGGAGATGACTTTGCGAGGTCCGCATTAGGTCTCCCCAACAAGATTGAGTTCGGTGATAAGCCGCTGTATGACACATGGATTAAGCCGGCTATCGCGAAAGTGAAAGAGTCGTACACACCAACAACCAAGTTCTAACCAACAACACAGGAGAACAACAGTGCCCATCATCCAATTCAGTGACCGCGACCTGCTGCGTGGCAAGGTAGTTGAACCCGCGTGGTACGTCGTCACCATCAACAACATCGGGGAGGCTCCGTCGAAAGATGGTGGCTCTACTAACTACCCGGTGGAAGGTTCCATCGTGAAGAATGCGGACTCTGGTTCGGAGGAATACGCGAATGTTCCTCTTGACTGGAATTTCAACAGCAAGGCAATTGGCTTTGCGGTTGGATTCCTTGCCGCGTTCGGTGTGGACGTGAAGGCAGGTGCGCGCTTCGACCTGGCGAATGCTGTAGGCAAACAGGTTGAGGTGTTCGTGGAGAACGGCGAGTGGCAGGGACGTATGGTGAATCGCGTCAACCACAAGTATCGCGCACTCCGCGGCTAGACACGTAAGACAAACAGGAGTAGGATGGGCGTGACCTATACCATCCTACTCCTCTCTTTCATTAGGTCCAGAATGAGGATTGTATGTACCTAAACCCAGATGAACCTGAGCAGCTAGAGCTGCCATTCGACCCTCCGGCACGTCCTGTACCACCTGTGGACGAAGATGAAACCGGCACCATTGTCGATGAAGATGAAGATGACGATGACGATGAGGATTTTGAGGACGAGGAAGATGACGAGGAAGATGAAGATGATCTTCCTGTAGAAGAACCATCGGACGAGCCAAAGGCCACTGAATCCTCCCTGATGCAGTAGCACTCGCCTGATGATAGGGGGCCACTCAAAACCACAATATCGTGGATTACGAGTGCGCCCCCGAACTTATCACAGTGAATGAGAGAAGGGAAATGACTGAGCTAAAAATTGTAGGACGAGTAATCAAAGTCAGTAAGGAAGGATGGGGATTCATTTCATCGAAGCAGATTGAATTTACCCGTATCTTCTTTCACTGGACTGCGCTACGGCAAGACACAATTCCATTTCTGGAACTTAAGACTGGTATGCATGTAGAGTTTACCCCTCTGAAGATTGATGGTAAAGGCTATCGTGCAATGCATGTGAGGGTCATAGAGAAGCCTGTAAAGAAGGAAGAAGAAGCAGATGAAGTGTCCACATTGTCAGAATGAGCGTGCGGACCTGATGGAATACATGCCTAGCTGGAGAGTGTGGGTGTGTACTGTCTGTTCTAAAATGTTCAATGACTTCGAGGTAAAAGATGACATTAACAGAACAAGTCAAGAAGGTAGCCGAAATATTGAAGGCCAGATTCCCAAACCTGACCACAAATGAAACTATTGACTTGGCCTTCAAGATAGTGGGGGCCATCAATGAGTGATTTTCACAAGGAACTACTGACAGAACTAGTGAAAGACTGGAGTCTGATGCAACTGAACGAGTACATCATCCAACTAGAACTAAGAAGGGCTGATATGGATGAATGGATTAACCATGCCAAGAAACTACGGAGAAAGAGGAATAAGAAGCCACCTGTAGATACAGGAGGCCGCAGTGGACTCTAATCATATTTATGTTCCCGGACAAGGACCAGTAGGAGCCAAGTTCATAATATTGGGAGAGGCTCCATCTAGAGAAGAAACTCTACAAGGTAAACCATTCGTCGGTCCCTCCGGTCGTGAACTGGACCGTCTACTGAAGGATGCTGGTATTCCACGGCATGAATGTTGGGTCACTAATGTGTGTAAGTACGAAGTCCCACCTAACGCCGAACGTAAGCGCCTCCCCTTTCACGTCAGGGCGAGAAATCACGGCATCGACATGGACCAGCAATTAGAGGAGTTACGGACGGAGATAAATGACATTAAACCTAACTGTATACTTGCTCTCGGTGGGACTAGCTTATGGGCGCTGTCCGGTAAGGATAAGATTAGCCAACACCGAGGCTCTATCATGCGGGGCATGGGCCATAAGTTTGTTCCTACCTATCATCCCGCGCACCTTCTACATACTGCTGCGGGTGGAGAAATCAAAGGTTATTGGAACCGACAAGTAATGATATTCGACTTCAAGCGCGCATATGTCGAATCTGCATCCCCACTATTAGACCTACCACAACGAACCCTCCAAATATGCCGCAACTCAGGCGAACTACATGAGTTTCTACAGCGGTACAAGAACCACTCGAAACTGAGTGTAGACATTGAAGCTGGAGGCCACTGTCTGCCGATCTGTATGGGACTGTCATTCGATAAGCGGCATGGTATGACAGTACCATTGTGGAACCGCGATAAGATTTCATCTATACCAGATTCGGATTTAGCAACCATCTGGATAATGCTGGCGAAAGTATTGTGGGAGAAGAACATTGTCGGACAAAACTTCAACTATGACCGTGACAAACTGCGGAGACTTGGATTTTCCATCAAGCGGATACACTCTGATACTCTCCTCAAGGCATTTGCCATTAATCCTGAACTCCCAAAAGGGTTGGCATTCCTTACATCTATCTACACCAGAGAACCCTACTACAAAGATGAGGGTATGTATGAAGGGGAGCTTAGAGATTTATTCCTCGGATGCGCGCGTGATAGTTGTGTCACACTCGAAATAGATGAGGCGATGGACGCGGACTTAGATGAGTTGGGTGTAAGGAAGTTCTATGAGAACTTTCTGATGCAATTACCTGACTTCTATCTAGAGATTGAGAACAACGGATTCTGCGTCAATTCCTCCAAACGTGACGCACTAATCGAGAAATACATTGAGTGGGATGAGCGTCTGTCCTACGAGATGTTCGAGATAGCCGGCATCGAAGTCAATTCCAATTCCCACCTACAGGTTCATGCACTTCTATTCGATGAGTGGAAGTTACCTCGTCGGATGGGTGTAGGTGAGGAAGAGTTGACCGCACTCCTGAACCTTAAGAATGGCGTCAAGTATCCGCCACATCGCGCATGGATTGAGAAATGCCTAGAGCAGCGAAGGGTAAGGAAAACTATCAGCACCTACCTGATGGCTATTCCAGACTACGACGGGAAGATGCGGACTACATGTTTCATGTGTCTCGAAACAGGTAGGACGAGTACGAGTCAGCAGAATCCTCCCATACGTCCATTGGTGGATACTGTAGGAGCAGGCAAAAAGACAGACATGAAGGTGATGGGCACGGCATTCCAAGTGTTCACTAAGCATGGTGATATTGGTGGTGATGTGCGTTCCATGTATGAGCCTGAACCTGGCTACGTGTTCGTGCAGTTGGACTCGTCACAGGCTGAAGCAAGAGTAGTCTTTAATCTAGCCACAGATGAACAAGCATTAAAGGACATAGATGAACATGACTACCATGCTCTTACTGCTTCTTGGTTTTTCGGTGGTGTCGAATCTGATTATTCTAAGAAAGTACTGGGGTATGAGAGTCCGATTCGATTTGCTGGTAAGACTCTCCGACATGCAGGACACCTTGGAGCGGGAGCAAGACGCGCCAGTACGGAACTTAACACTCAGGCAAGAAAGTATAAAATCCCTATCACCATCCATGAGGGAATCGCAGAACGGGCGCTAAAGATATTCCATGCTAAGCAGCCCCGTATCCAACAGGTGTTCCATAAGGATGTGATAGAATGTCTAAAACAGAATCGTCAACTGGTAGCACCGCTACCTTGGGGGATTGATGCAGAACGTGGAGGTGTTCGCATATTCTATGAGCGGTGGGGTGATGACCTTTTCCGAGAAGCTCTGGCCTATCTCCCCCAACGAGCTGTTACTGATAATACCAAAGCAGCTGGCATCCGAATTAAAAGAAAATGTCCAGATGCGCGAATTATTCTTGAGGCACATGATGCACTTCTGTTCGCTGTTAGAATTGAACATCTCGACGAATTCATCCCTCTAGCTAAGAAGGAGATGGAGCGCGCCATCAATTTCACTAACTGTTCACTTCCTCGTCGCTACTTGAAGATTCCATGTGATGTAGAGATTGGGGAGAACTACAAGGACTTACACAAGTTCAATATACGGGTAATCGAAACACCTGAATACATGCGCACTCCAAAATCTATCACGGAACAATTCATGGTGCAGGAGTAGTTATGGACTTTACAGAAGTAGTAGGGAGAATTAAGAATAAGACTATAGAGAAAGATGGACATTGGCTATTTCAGGGAACTCGTCCGAAGGGATACGGACAGATTCGGTTTCAAGGTAAGATGGTAAATATACACAGATTATCGGCAGCATGCTATCTCGGATTAGACATGGATGATAGAACAAAGCAGGCTAATCACAAGATAGAATGTAGACACAAGAATTGCTGGAATCCTGAACATCTCTACATTGGAACAGAATCTGAAAATAAAGCAGATAGATTCCATAAAGATGAAGAACACCTAGGCAATCAATACACTCGTGCAACTCATTGTATTCACGGACATGAGTTCACTGAAGAAAATACTTATGACTACGGTCATGGTAGGAAATGCAGACAATGTGAGAAAGACAGATACAACGCATCTCGTGGAAGGTAGCGGTAAATGAATTGGTTAGACAATTTACTAGCACAACACTCCGAACTAGAAAGTCCAACAAATTTTTGGCTCTGGGGCGGACTAGCCTCAATCAGTGCTGTGGTGAAGGATAATGTTTGGATAAACCGACAGATTTACAATCTGTATCCTAACATCTACGTCATGTTCCATGCTGAGAGTGGTCTGAAGAAGGGTCCACCCATCAGTATGGCAAAACAGTTGGTGCGCGGTGTGAACAACACACGTATCATCAGTGGGCGTAGCTCCATTCAGGGGATACTAAAGGAATTAGGAACCGCGCAAACCCAACCGGGTGGTAGAGTGAATGCTAAGTCTACAGCCTTCATCTGTAGTAGTGAGCTGACTAGTTCACTCGTGGAAGATAAAGTTGCGACAGACATTCTAACTGACCTATATGACAGACAATACAATATCGGTGAGTGGCGTAGTCTGTTGAAGATGGAATCGTTCAACCTGAAAGACCCTACAATCACAATGTTGACTGCAACGAATGACGCGCACTCAACGGACTTCTTCGGAAAGAAGGACATACATGGAGGTTACTTCGCAAGGACGTTCATTATCTCGGAGACTAAACGCCACAGAGCTAATAGCCTATCTGTTCCCCTCACAAACCCGCCAAAGTATGACGAGTCAATTAAGTATCTTAAAGAAGTTGAGAAATTACAAGGTCCATTCGCACCCCTCGCAAGTAGAGAGGAGTCAGACGAGTTTAAGTATCCGCACAAGGATTCAACGACAGGTGAGATAGCCTACTTCACGTCAGCAGGTCTGGTGTATGAACAGTGGTACGATAACTTCATAGAGCAGATGGCAACTCAGGAATTAAAGGATGAGACAGGCACACTAAATAGATTCGGTGACAGTGTGCTGAAGGTTGCCATGTTGCTGAGCCTCAGTCGCTCCCCCGAACTCTACATTGACGAGGATTCAATGACTCTTGCAATACAGTATTCGGAGAAGCTGATAGGCAACGTGAGGGAAATGACTCACGGGAAGAAGGGTCTATCAGAAGCTAAGAACTTTAAGAAGGTGATTATCGAGGAACTGCTTGCAAGAGAGACACATCAAATCTCTCGTGCGATGCTACTGAAGAAGATGTGGGCGCACTACAAGGATGCGACTGAACTAGACGACATCATGATGTCATTTGACCAAGCCGGCATGATTAAGACCGAATCAATCGGCAGTCAAATCATCTACATCATGCCAGACAATCAGGTCCAAGAGCTGAAACGACTGTATGCAGGTAAGAACAAATGATTATCCCCAGACCTACATACACTGAACAGGCGAAGGAATTGAATGATGGACCTGACTACGATTATGTGCGCTGGTACATCTCTTGTAAAAACTGGACTTGTGTGAAGTGTGGCGCAGTCATGTTTGGGAGGGTTAAATACTGTGTCTACTGCAAGATTCGCTTGGGGACACATACAGCACGGCCAACTGATTACGTGGAGGACGAATATGACGCTAAGTCCAGTGTTTGAAGTGAAGATGAAGCCGAAGTCTGAATCGCCAATTATCTATCTCGTGGTGCGCGTGATAACTGACGATTCAGATAAGCTGATGGACTTCATTGATGTGACATTCCCCGATTATCAGATTGAACACATCATCGGGGGATACGCACGGTTGAATGATGAGGAAAAGGAGTGATTACTTCCCTCCGAAAATCTGCCAATTCGCGGGGTATGCAATATCACTCAATCCACCACCCTGCACAACCCAATCGTACTTCTTCGGTACAATCTTGGCTACCTGTTCACCTCTGCCGTAAATCTGCGTACCTCCACCCAACATAACAGCAGGCATGAGGAGTGGAATTAGTTTCGGATCTTCCTTAAACATCTCGTACATGTCCTGAGCCACTAGTGGTACGAACATCTGCGCGGTTCTATCCCCCACATGGAATGGCACATACTGCGCCGCTCTCAATAGGTCATACCCAAATTTCGCAGACGGATTGAACTTGTTCGAGAAGAACCTCTGCAACTGAGTTTCCTGTGTTTCCGGCCTGAATCCTTGACCATAAGCGTGTCGCTGGTTCGTGGACGATGAGCGATAGAATCCAGACCACAGACGCCACATCGCCACGTATTGGGGCAAGAATCCCCCGCCCAAGTCAAGCCGTGTCTTGCCGATACGCACCTTACCGAAGTCCGCGGATTCCTCGTCCATACTTATTGTAGCATCATATCCTAACGCTTGAGTTCCTACTTTAGCTAGCATACTCATGGTTGCCCATGCTGCACCAGTAGCCAGCAGAGACTTGAGATACTGCTTCCGTACAAACGCTGGTGCTACAGTGTAGGTGCCAGGATACAGTAGTCGCGCCCTACTAAACATATTCCTCGGCGAGAAGAATACGTGTCCCATCGCCTTAGCGGCGAACTCCAAGTTTAGTTGTGGTGTACCCTCCATACCGAATACATCCAATTTCAATGGCGCGCGTCCAGTAGCCGTATTGATGTAGTCCGACAGTATCTTCGCCAATTCATTGTTGTAGTATGGATTCAGACTCGCAGCCTGTTCTGGTGTCACCTTCTGCTTGAAGATGTTGGGCCGCACTTCTCCAGTCTCAGCTCCCGTCTCAGCCATCAACTGAGCCTGATCAGACAGCCGCTCCAACATGCCAGTCCGAAGATGGTTCAAGAATGTGGCGGCTGCTCTATTGCTCATCTTGGCAACTTGGCCCCACGTCTTTTCGTAGAACTTAGATACGCCACCTAAGTTACCACCAGTTTCAATCCATGCTCCCGCAACATCATGTTCACTTGAGTTAATCTCAGAAGGTTTCACCAGTTTCATGTTAGCACGTTGAGCATATGATGGGTCCCACTTACCAGTAGTGGGATTAAACTCCTGTTGATGTACCTTATTATTCCGAATCTGCTGATCGAACTCTCTAGTTCTCTCAGCACTCCAGAATGATTGCCACATTGGCTTCAATCCACTACGCCATTCAGGTGTCATAATTGCCGCCAACCCTTGTCTAAGCGGCATGGATATGTCACCAATCGTAGTCGCAGCAGTAGATAGTCCAGTCAATTGCTCGAATGTGGATGGTGATCCTTTAGGATGTTCAGGTGTCTCTGGACCGCGTGCAAAGAAGTTACGGATAGTATCTCTTACAGCATCCCTCATTCCTCCGATATTGATTGCACCTTCTTCTCCACCCTCAGTACCGAGTCTTTCAACAGCTCGGGTAACTTTCGATTCAAAGAATGCGATACCTGCTCTTACCCTATCACGCCACGTCTCTCCTGCCTTCAATGGTGGCGTATTAGGTGATGAGATGATCTCCCGATATAGTACATCAGGAGCCTTCATCTCATCCAACTGCTTCATCAGACCAGTCCATCTCTTAGCAGTCGTATCTACTGGAGCCTCTAAATCCTTCATTTTCCGTTGATGTTCTAACCATTCTCTAGAACTTGGTTCTATTTCTGATCCAGGTCCTACTCTTTTAATTCTATTCTCTAGAATATTACCCAGATCCGGTAATGCTTCTTTCACATTAGCAGGAGTCAAATCATTATCAAGTATGCTCCCATACAATTCAATGAATTCATTTAGTTTCTCCGGAGTCATTTCAAAGTCTTGAGCTAATTCTCGTACCCTAGCCAATTGTCTATCAAGGTAATGATTACCAGTATTATGAACCTTGTCTAATGCTTGTCTAAGTGCTCTCTCGGGATTATTCATTACTACAGTTTTAGACAAGTCTACTGCATCCCACGGTCTTACAGGACGTTCAAATGGTGCTACTCTACCAGTAGTCTCGCCCGGTGACGGACCCTTACCCTTACCGAATGGACCTACAGCCGATTGAAGTGGAAGTGGCATCTGTTCTTCGCGCACTTCCTCACCTAATCTCATCTGTTCGGGTACATCTGCTCGTTCAGCAGCAGTCGATTCTCTCCGTGCCGCGCGTGGCTCGAAAGGTAGTTCAGGTTGCGCAGCCTCATCAGTTGTCATGTCAGCGATGAACTGCGCTACATCTTCTGGTGTCCTAATTCTTCTCGGTAGTGTACCTTCAACTTCCTTGATATGCATCAGCTGTCTGATGAGACTAGCCAGTTCGGCAGAATTCTCATCAATTCCATTCGATACCCGTTTCATGATACTTTGGACTAGATTCTTAGTGAATGGACTAGTAGCACCACTAGTAAATGCTGCTCCCATTTCAACTAGCTTCATTCCAACTTGATGCACAGCCCGGCCTAGTAAGGTTCCATGAACAAATGTTCCTATTGTACCCGGTTTCGCATCAGGTGGTACCGGCAATCTAGTTTTATCAGCTCCGAGACTTGGAACCTCTCTAGTCCCATCAGGATTTGTTCTTACTTCAGCCGATACAATTGGCTCACCAGCCGGATTACGATATACGACTCTATCTCTCCCACCGTACATTTTCTCAACACTTAATCCAGGTGGTCCTGAACCCGCGGCTTGTGCTGTACGTATACCATAGTCCTGCCAACGATCTGAGGCCATTAACTGTTTCTTTTGATCCTTAGTTAATGGCGTACGTCCCTCTACAATTCGGGCTAATCTATCATAAGCCGGTGTACTCAGTTTAAGATTGCCCGTCATTGGTGCCTGAGGACCATATTGAACTGAAGGAGCTGGAACTGGTTGATCCTCTAGATTGAGTCTATCTTGAACAGGTTCACCTAATCTTCTACTAATATCATCTATCAGTCTACGAGCATAACTGATACCAGGAATAAAATTATCCTGTATCGCTTCATCCAAGTAAGCCTCTACCTCTGTTCGTATAGCAGCTAGTTCTGATGGACGAGTGGTAGCATTCATCCTATCAGCAAGTTCATACATTGATGTTTGCCGCGGATCCATTGCTGATAGATTAACTGATGATTCCGGCTCCCAACTATTACTCACATCAACAGGCTGCTGAACACGTCCATACATCTGTTGAGTGGCAGCCTGAGATTCTGCACTTCTCCGTGGTCGTTGATTATTCTGAATATCACGAAGTTCATTCAGTCTATCATAACCCGCCATTACCATACGGTACAGTCTATGACCGTTAATTCTGTCACCTACTCTATTAGCTTCTGCTCGTTGATCATCCCATTCACGAATTTGTGTTCTCAATTGTTGATAATCAGTAAAAGATTCGATTTGCTGTAATCCCTCTGGACTATTCGCTTCTAACCAATTAGTGTGGTCTGTCCTCCGTGTAGCCTGAATAGGAGGATTTAATTCAGCCCTGCGCGCTTCAACTGCACGATTCAACTCGAATGCACGTTGCTGCGCACTTACATCACCCTGATTTGCAGCTGCATCATAGTCATCACCGAACTGGTCTACTAGTGCATCCAACTCCGCAGTAGTCCGAGCATCACGAATCAACTGTTCCTGATGCCCTGTTTGTGTTGGCGCTGGTTCCTGTCGTACTGGCTCACCAACACGAGTGCGCACATCAGGTAGGTCTATACCCATCCGTTGCGCTAAATCATCAATGTTTGGAATTCCTGCACTAACTCGTCGGAATTCCTCAGGTGAAATCGTAGTCTCTCCATTTTGCATTCTACGACGTAGTTCAGACACAGCCCCACGAACCTTAGTAGCCATGTCGGAATCTCTAATCTGCTGTGCACCTCTTATTAGCAGATTAATCATTTCGCCAATATCCATCGAGCCTACTCTAGTTCCGCCTTCACCTTTACTCTCATGTCGGAACGTAGTGTTGCCACCTTCAATCTTACTTACTCTATATCCATTTTCCGCCATGTTAGAGATGTAGTTACGGTCAGCATTTACTATCTCAGTTGGGACTACAATATCATCCCCCATCTTAAA